GCCGGAACATCATCTAATGATGGTGAATGACCTGGTAAATAACAATTTCAGCAACCTATCCAAACATCCAGAACTACAATGGAAATTGCTTTCACTTTGTGGAACAGGTAAGAAACAATATCACCCGTGGATTGCACCACCAAAAGGTATAAAGAAAAATAAATTAGAAGAAGAGATTCTCAAGCATTATCCATTGCTAAGGGATGACGAATTAGATATGCTTTTGAAGATAAATTCTAAGGAAGATCTAAAGCAATTTTTTATGGATATGGGTTACGACGATAAGACAATAGATGAACTATTCAAAGGATGATGCTAAATTTCAAGTCGACAATGAGACAAGATTTCGAATGTAAATTTTGTGGTACAAAGTTTCATAGAGAGACTACTTTAACCACTCATATGTGCGTGAAGAAAAGACGCCACGCAGATATCAATACGGCGGGATCTCGTTTTGGTTTTAGAGCATTTCAAAGATTCTACGAACTTACCGTAAAAGCAAAGAAACCAAAAACACAAGAAGAATTTATCAATAGTCAGTATTACATTGATTTTGTAAAATTTGGAAATCATATTGCACTCCTGAAACCAGTTCATCCAGACAAATTCATTGATTTTGTAATTATGAATAGTGTCAAGTTGAAGGATTGGACCAAAGACGCAGTCTATGATATCTATATTGTTGATTTGATAAAGAAAGAACCAGCAAATAGTGCCGCAGAAAGAACCATAACTGAAATTTTAGATTGGTGTACAGCCAATAATGTTGAATTCAAAGATTTCTTCTTGAAAATTTCAGCCAATGAGGCAGCATATATGATTAAGACAGGTAAGATTTCTCCGTGGATACTTTACCTGTCATCAAAAGGTGAAATACTCATGGACAAGTTCAATGAAGATCATGCCAACATGATTGGTGAAATCATTGATCCCGGTATATGGATGAAGAAGTTCAAGAATGCCGAGGATGATGTAGATTATATAAAGAATCTATTAGAGCAGGCAGGACTATGATTATTGATATTTTTGACTGGGACCTAACCTACTATGAGCTCGTCAAGTGGGTTACCGAAAATGATATTACATTAGATGCTATCAATGGATACGGTGATGGCGCAAGTACAAAGTATACGTTTCGAGATGAAAAAGATTTTGTAGCATTCAAATTGAAATTTTCAAGAAAATCACACGGAATAGGAATATTTTCTCCCTACAATTCTTAGATAGACTAAAGAAAAATGTTAATTCAAGTTGATGTATCTGAATATGAAATGGCATTTATAAGGGGTGAAATAGTTCCCTGGGTTAAAGAAACATTTGGTGATGAATTTGTTTATGCCTGGCCAAACAAATATTTTATATTTCATGACGATGAAGGTGCCACTGCATTTATGTTAAAATTTGGTGGCAAGAGAACAGAAACAAAAATAGAGAAGATGATCAAGGCATTTGAACAGAGTAGAGAAAATGAAAAAAGTAACAACTGACGTCGATGTCGATGTTTTTGATCGAGAAAAAATTCTAGAAGGTCTGAGTTGTATCTTTGGCCGTATCGATCGTGCTGAAGGTAAATTTGACAAACACAATACGGGTGTCTATTTTCAAAATATTCCTAGAGATGCCGAAACAAATATTTCTTTGATTGATCATAAAGCAGCTGGTGATTATGGATATTTCAAGATTGACTTCCTGAATGTCAATATGTATGAAGGTATCAAAAATGAGGAACATTTACTTGAATTACTCAATAAAGAACCACCGTGGGATTTTTTTGAGTATGCAGAGATTACAGATCAACTATTCCATCTAAATGGGCATAGCAATCTTTTGGTAAAATATAAGCCACAATCTGTAGAAGATTTAGCAATGATACTTGCAATTATGCGCCCAGGTAAGGCATATCTACAGCGTGAGGGTTGGGAAAAAATTAGAAAAGAAGTTTGGGTTAAGAATCCCGGCGATGATAGCTATCAGTTTAAGCGTAGTCATGGAATTGCCTACAGCCTAGCTATTATTGTGAATCTAAATTTATTGATTGAAAAATTGTCTGATGATCAATCAGATTTTCTTATGAGTTGAATTTGGCGCTTCTTGATACGCTTTCTCATAATATTATTTAGACTAGTTAGAGATCCAAACATAATCTCTACATCTTTGTTGATTATTGTTTTCATACAATAACGGAATGGTAGCATCTGTCCCTGTAGGAAGATATTGATAGGTAAAAGTCTATTACTTTCCCACCACCAGGTTTCCCCATATTCTAAAAATAATACCTTTTCTTCTGGAGTCTTGATACACTCGTAGTCATAGAAACTGATGATTTTATCATCAGAATTTTGCACTATTCCTATAAATTCTCTACTTTGACACTTGATGCCGGTTAAGAATGGGAATTTTTGTTGAATTTCATCTAAATCTATCATACGGAATTATTTATGTTCTTTCCTAGATTTGATAACTTTTTTTGGTAGGTTATTTGATAAATATAGAAAAAGCAGGCAATACATGGATGTTTCTCTTCACAAATTATACCTATACGATAATGTCAGACAACTTCTGGCAATTGATGATACTTTCTGCCTCTGCAAGGATAACGGACCTATGAACAATCAAACACCTCTCAAGGCACACAAAGGTCTTGATAATAAACTTATTTTTAGAGTATTGGGCCCTGATAGATCTCCGGTTGACATTTCTTGTAATCAGCAGGTTTATGCAAGAGTTATTGATCCGGAAAATCGTAAGGTTGTTTTAGAGAAGTTATGTAGATTAGGTCCTGCAACAGGATTGATTACATTAGAGTTAGATTCGGGCGATATTGTTGACATACATGCCGGTGCCTATGAATTTGTTTTGATTAGAACACAAGAATTTGTAGATAATATTCCGGGATATTATGTAGAAAAGCCCTTATATACAGATATGTATAGTGATGTTGCAATGGAATTATATATTACAGAACAAGCATTCAAAGCACCACTTGAGCCAGTAATACTTCATCCCGAAGATTGGACACCAGATATTCTTGTACCTGTTTTTGGTCCACCAGCTCCTTGCTTCTATACACCAAGAATAGCAGCCGCTCGTGTTCAAAACCATAAGGAGTCGGTTCATACATTCTCTACCTATACCAAGAATGCGACAGGCATACTTGAGATCTTTGGAACACTAGAAGAAACACCCGATCCTTATCTAAATTCTGCACGTTGGTTCAAAATTTATCCATCAACAATGTCCCAAGATATTGAATTCGTAGGCTATACAGGAACACAGGCATGGACATTTAGCGCAAACTTTATGTGGCTCAAATTCCGTTGGTTCCCTTCCCAGCAGGTTCTTGATCCGGGCGTGTTAGAGAAGCTAATTGTAAGGACTTAATGTGAGATTTTACGAAATATTGCTGGAAGGAAGAGATGCACCGTTATATCATGGAATGACACCATCGAAAGCAATATCGGTTTTCTCTTCAGATCGTATTCCTGCAAGATGGAAACATAATATCCCCGGAATGGGAGAAGTTATGGGCAATAGCCTATCTAGAAATAAATTTTTAAAATATGGTTATGTCATATTAACCATAGATCAGGCAAAATTATCACATACACATAAAATAATACCATTGGATGCACAACAAGTTCATGCCCACACGAAGGGATTGCCGACAACCCTTCAGGGCGCCCGCGATCGTAATCTAGTGGATTACGAAGGCCAAAAAAAATCGAGCAAAGATGCTATGGCCGAAGAATTTGTAATTGGTGATATAATATCATTACACAGGTATGTTACAGGAATTAACATTGCAGAACCGAGATACGGGAGTGTAATGTTAAATAAAAAAACATTGAAATCATTAATAGATTCATGCAACGAATACGCAAATAAATGGAATATACCATTCTCGGTTGATAAGAATATTCGCATTGGCAGATGAAAACGTTTGATTTTCATTAGAAAATCTGTTATAGTTATGCAATGATTATAGATGTCCTTAAAGACGCCATCCTTCAAAACATTGGCCCACTAAAACAGGCCCCTAAAGGCTGGCATAAAAGAAATTGCATGTTGTGTCATACGCAAGGACACGGGCATGACACTCGTAGTCGTTTCGGCATTCAATTCAATCCGCAATCTATAGCAATGAATTGTTTCAATTGTGGATTTTCTGCAGGATATACTGAGGGAAAGGATTTATCAAAGGCATTCAAATTCTTTCTAAATCAAATCCACCTAGATCAAAAGTTTGTTGAATATATTGAATTTGAAATATTCAAGAATCGAAATAAGATTAAAGTTGTCAGGGAAGGTGAAGAAAAGCACAGCGATAATGATCTGAAATCGTTATCTCAAAAGTGGAGAATAACTGAATTACCACCGGACTCTTTGAAAATCACTGAATGGCTCAAATTTGGACTCACAGATGAAAATTTTATGTCTGTAGTCAATTATGCTTTGAACAGAAAAATATTTGAATTAGATCAATTTTATTGGACACCGCTATCAACAAATCAATTGAATCAAAGATTGATAATACCATATTATTATAATGATAATATTGTCGGGTTTACATCAAGGCTTTGCTATGAAACCAAAGATAAGAAAATACCTAAATATTATCAACAATGCCCACATGATTTTGTCTATAATCTAGACAGGCAGCAGGATTGGTCGCGTAAATATGTAATTGTTACCGAGGGCGTCCTAGATGCTTGGATAGTAGATGGTGTAGGCATATTAGGCGAAGTAAATCAAGAAAAAATTGATATAATCAATAGATTACAGAAGCATGTAATAGTCTGCCCTGATAGAGACAAAAAAGGGCAGGATCTTGTTGATGTTGCAATCGATAATGGATGGGATGTCGCTTTCCCTAAATGGGAATCGGGTATCAAGGATGCTGCGGCAGCATCCGAAAAATATGGTAAATTATTGACAACCTATTCTATCATAAAATCAGCAGTGTCAAATAAAGAAAAAATCCAATTATTATGGAAAATAGAAGAAAATGAGCGAACACACAAGCATAATCGATAATTATAGCAAGGAGATTGAAGATCTCTTTATTAGCTATCTAATGAGTAGTCCAGATCTTTTTGTAAGATGTAAGGGTATTCTAAAATCTCAATATTTTGATGATAAGCAAAATAGAGAGACGGTGTCGTTTATCGAAAGCTATAGTTCTGATTTTTCGATATTACCCACGGTTGACCAAATCAAATCGGTAACAAAAAAAGAAGTAGAGATTAGGCAGCTTGAGGCAGCAAAGCACGATAGTTGGTTCTTGAGAGAGTTTGAAAGATTTTGTAGGCATAAGGCACTAAGAGACGCAATTCTTGCATCGCCCGAATTGCTCGATGAAGGTAGATATGGAGAAGTCGAGGCATCAGTGAAAGCCGCTGTGCAGATAGGCTTAGTCAAGGACCTCGGCTTAGATTACTATGCAGACCCGAAGTCTCGCTTAGAGGCACTCAGAGAAAATAAGGGACAAATTCTTACTTATTGGAAAGCAGTAGATGATAAATTGTTTGGTGGGTTGAATAGAGGAGAAATTACAATCTTTGCAGGACAGTCCGGTGCAGGTAAATCTTTGTTCTTGCAGAACCTTGCTGTAAATTGGGCACAGGCTGGATTGAATGTAGTTTATCTTTCATTAGAACTTAGTGAAAAGTTGTGTGCTCTACGGGTTGATGCGATGCACACAAATTATGAAACACGAGAGGTAATGAAGAACATCGAGGATGTTCATATGAAGATTCGCGCATCTCAACAGAAGAATAAGGGCGACTTGCGTATCAAACAATTGCCGAATGGCTGTACATCAAACGATATTCGTGCATTTATCAAAGAGTATGAAATTCATACTAGCAGAAAAGTTGATGCAATTTTAGTTGATTATTTGGACCTAATGTTTCCAATGTCGAAGAAGATCTCTGCAGAAAACTTATTCGTCAAGGACAAGTATGTAACTGAAGAATTACGCAACCTTGCAGTTGAATTAGATATATTATGTGTATCAGCTTCTCAGTTGAACCGCGGTTCTTATGAAGAAATTGAATTTGATCCAAGCCATATCGCAGGTGGTATTTCTAAGGTCAATACTGCCGATAACGTTATTGGTATCTTTACAAGTGCCGCAATGAAAGAAAGTGGTAGATACCAGATTCAGTTTATGAAGACACGTTCAAGTTCGGGTGTTGGTTCAAAGGTTGATCTAGCATTCAATAATAGGAGTTTGCGTATTTACGATCTCGAGGAAGGGGATGATAGCACGGTTGCTGCAACTTCTAAGAATATCTATGAACAATTGAAGAAGAAAAGTGTTGTAAAATCCGGTGAAAAACAAGAACTAGATGCACCTGAATCTAAAGTAAATCCTTTAGAGGGTGCAGCAGCGGTTAGAGCATTTATCAAGAGACGATAACGTTCAAAAACAAAAATATAACAAGACTTGATAAATAGTTAAACTTATCGGAGATATAAATTGTCTATTAACCGCAGAAGCAAATCTATTCTAGAAGAGATTAGTTCTTATGTGCCTCAGAAGAGTAAAGAAGACCTCATCGAGGCCCGAGCTCAGCACATCATAGTTTCTGCTATAAATCTTCTCGAATCTATCGACGAAAGTTTTACTCCAGAGGAAGCCGAAGCTTTGAAGAAACGCTTCGTATCGAGCATCCGTGGTTCAGATCCAAATCGTTTTACAAGAATGGTAAAACGTATTAGATTAGGTTGCGACGGAGACGAAGATTTTGACAACAACTAATGAAAAAATTACAGAGCTTTGGATTCAATATCTAAAAGATAATCAGATTGTTTCTATGCAGTCTGATCCAAAGACTGGCAAGCTAAATTATAAAAGATCGGCAACGGTAAAAGATTTAGAAAACTTCTTGCGTAGTACAGGCGAGTTTGAGGATGAAGCAATTCAAAATGCCATTCAATCTACTGTGGGTGGAAAATCTGGCGACGAACCCGAACCCGGAAAAGAAGGTGAAAAATCCGATGCTGAACAAGGTAAAGATAATAAATTTGACAATAAAGAAGATGTAATTCCGGCAACAGAAGCTGATCGTGCCCCGCCCGGCTGGATGAAACTTACAAATTCAAAAATAAAAGATACACCTAAACCTTATAGAATTGTTAGTAATGAACAGGCAGCAGGATGGTTGCAAGATGGTTGGGTAAGATTTGATGGAAAAGGTTGGGAAGACCTAAAGCATTTTTTTGATGAAAAAGGTTCGCCTAAGCCTCAGTGGAAGCCGGGAGATCCTATGCCTGCGTCGCAGGGAGGTAATGCCGAAAAAGAAAAACAAGGTTCAGCCGCATTTGGTCAAATGGCCAATCAATTGCAAAAAAATAATTCAGAAGAAAATAAACAAGAAAAGCAAGGTGCTGGTGCCTTTGATCAGATGGCCAGGCAATTGCAAGCAAATAAGAAGAAACCACACTTCAAGTTGAATCCAGCACAGGCCGGTAATAAGCCTAAAGTATCGTATAAAGGTTTGAGAGAAGCTATTGTTGATAAACCACCTGCAACAATAGATGAAGCAGATGTAGAAAAAATATTTGATATGTTGGCCAAAGGTTCTGCCGACAAAGAGCAAGATAAAGGGCAGGAACAGGCACAAGGCCAGGCACAAGATAAGTCAAAGAAGACTGCCACTAGGGCCGAGAAAGAAGCAGCTATTAGAAAAATCAAGGCTGCTATTAGATATAACATGACTCCTAGCCAGATAAAATCACTTTATACTTCATTGAAAAATCAGGCTGTTCAGGAATCCATAATAACAAGGGCCGATACTTCTGCTATCTTACAGGCTGCATCCGAACTAAGAAATAAGCCAACTATGGCAGGTAAATTATTCAAAGGTCTTAGAAAAGATAAGGTTGATGTTGCCGATTTACAAAAAGCTTGGATTGAAGATGGGCGTTCGAATGACACAGACGATATTTATGCTATACTTAAAAAACAATTTGGCTTCGGTGATAACGAAATCAAAAAAGTCTTCTCTAAGGTACTCGGCGCCAGCCACGAAGAAGAGAGTGATAATAGTGCAATAGATAATATTGCAGATTTTGCTAAAGAGCATGGAATTGCTGATGTATTAATTAAATTTCTTGAAGATAATTACGCTAATGAAATCAAGAAAGGTGCTTCGACAAAATCTGGTGCTGCCTCTATGTTAAAAAATATAGTTCTTAATAGAAACCCTACAATGGAAGAAATAAATCAGATATTCAACGATATTGTTAAAGAAGAAAGAACCGAGAGAGAAAGAAATATAAGAGAACAGGAACACACATTACTCGGCCGTAACAAAAAATGATTATCAAAGAAATAACTAGCGGTATATCTCATATTGAAGATTTACCGCTAACCGAATTTATAAAGGTTGTAAATACACTACATGAATATGAGCTCACTGAGAAATTAGATGGAGCTCAAATTCTTTTTGGAATAGATGATAAAGGATTCTATACTTCCCGCGAAACAAAAGGTGGTTATAGAATTTATAGTGAATCAGAATATGGATTAGGATTTGCCGAAACATACATGCGTTCCGCGCATAAATTGTTAGAACAATCCTTGCCAGCCTTAAGGGCTGCTGGGCTGCGACCAGGCGACCAGGTTGAGGCCGAAGTATTGTATGGAGAACTGCCAAATGTTGTCCCTTACTCGGCGGATACAAACTATCTGATCTTCCTGAGAAGAACTGAGGGCCAGGTTAATATTGACCGATTGAAAGAGAATCTTTGCGGTCAATCACTAAGCATAACTCTTATGTCGCCCTTTACGGATGATGGCAGAACCATTCATCTCCGAGAGGAAACAAACTCTTGGCAGTTCTCTCGCGCACCAAAAATTCCAGTAGATATTCCCAACGTGCAGAAGGCTGTAACAAAGCCTATGAATGTATTGATTTCTTATCTAAAGAAACCATCCGGTATCTCAAATTTATCAAACCTTGTGATAGAAGGCCTTCCTTTGAATAAGAGACCAGATTTTTGTGCTCCTGAAGATTGGAAAGTAGTAAAAGAACAAGTCAGGGAAAAACGAGAGGAAATTAGAAAAGAAGTGCAGGAAAAATACATTCCTGCTATTAAGGATATATTATTAGAACGTCTTGTTCATTCACAACATAGCCAATTCGGTCCATTGTTAGAAGACGGTGGTTGGATTGAAGGTGTAGTTGCTCGCCATAAGACTACCGGGAAGATGGTAAAGATTGTAGATAAGAATCACTTCGGTGTTATCAGAGAATTTGCATGGAGTGAAAGAAATAAACTTACCGAACGTGCAAAAACTTCATCCGGCGATCTAAGTTTTATGGGCAATCTTCATGTCAAAATGGCTACAGCAATTGGTCATCCTGAATTAGGCACTATACAAGCAAAGAATTATCTTAGGAAGGTTGGCACAATTACCGAAGAAAGATTGAATACATTATCCACAGATATTGATTTCGAATCTATCAGAGATTATTGGTTATCATTACTCGAGCATCAAGAGATTCAATTGGGTAAGGAATTAGATAAATATGAAAAAGAAAAAGAAGTTAATGAGGCTTCCGCCGATATTCTCCTCAAGACCGCCGTTAAGAAAAGAACATTGGAAACGTATGCAGCGACGTTCCAGCAAATTATGTTACTCAAGGAAGCTACGTTACAAGCAAGAACAACTTACGATTTATTGAGAATACTTGTTGGAAAGCAGTTGGATAATTTGACATGAGATTAGATGAACTAGTAACATTGAACGATGTATTGAAAGCAGATCAATACATTAAACTTCTGCATAGGTTAAGTATAAAGGCCAATGCAGATATAAATGTTACAAGGATTAAGAATAAGGTTATACAATCTTGGAAGCGTGGTATGAAATCACGCAAACATTTTGATAAACTTCTTAATAAGATAGATTTAAATCTTAGCGATCTGATCGAAAAATGAAATTAAAATATATCACTCCGCCGCTCGATGCCGGCGGATCAGCCGTTCCGGGCTGCGGAACAATTCACATTTCTGAAATTGAACCCACACTCACTAAATTATCTGATGATTTAGAATTTCCTTTTGATCTAAATGATTATATTTTAGGTTCCACTGGTAAAAGGGAATACTCGGGCGATATTGATTTGGTATTGGATGAGTCCTGGTATGGGAATGGGCATAAGGCATTTCACGCTGAACTTGTTGAATTATTCGGCAGAGAAAACACAGCAAGAAATGGAGAAATGGTTCATCTAAAATATCCAATTCAGAATTATAATTCTTCTTTGCAAGATATGCAGCCTCGGACTGGGTTTGTTCAGGTCGATTTCAATTTCGGTGATCCGAACTGGGAACGTGTTTATCACTATGCACCGGGTGATTCATCTGAATACAAAGGCGCCCATCGAAATTTAGCCATTGCCGCAATTGCTTCTATAGTTGATAAGACCACTTCGGACATTCTTGATTTATATGATCGTCCAGTGAGTCAAATTAGATGGAAATGGGGCCCAAAGGGGCTAATCAAAGTAAATAGACATAGTATATTGGATAGTGAGACCAATCAATGGTTTAGAAAACAAATCGATGAGAATGTCGAAGGTCCTATATACGATGCGGATCAGATTGCCAGAATCTTATTTCCGGAAGATGGAACTGCCGATGATCTACATAGTTTAGAAACTATCATGGCAGCAGTTAAGAGAAACTATGGTATGGCTGACTGCGAACGTATTTGGAAGCGTATGGCCCATAATTTTTCCGAATGGAAAGACGGAAAAAACTTTGTATATCCCTCTGAAATTACTCCTTATTTTCAATCAAATGATAAATAAGTTTATGAATAGGACATGATCCTATCAAAAATTTAAGGAGATTTTCAAAATGACACAAAAAGTAAATGGTGCTGCTTATCCTGGTATCTGGGTTGAGAAGCAAGTCGCATTCGTTAAGTTAACATTCAGCAAGGATATTTCTGCTCTTGCAGCAGCAGATTTGCTTGTTCTTGGCACAGCTACACCAGCTGGTGCAGGTACAGTTGCTGATTCAACATTCGCAGTTGTAGAAAGCGCATTAGTACAAGCTCTTAAGACTCTAGAAACAAAGTCGACAGTTCTTGGCGTTTCAAAGTATGACGTAGCTTCAACATCAGTTGACGTTATGCTTGGTTTTGCTGAAGGTTGGTTCTCTGATAACGTTGGTGTTATCGCAGCCGGTCTTCCAGTAACAAATGCACAAGCCGTTGTAACAACCGCTGGTGCCGCTCCTACAAACGTAGCTGGCGCACTTGTTAGCGTTGGTCCAGCAGCCGTAACATTTGGCATTGAATTTGTTGCATTCGCTGGTACAATGCCAGTTGCAACAGCAGCTAACGGTGACCTAGCAGTTGGTCCAGGTGCAACTTCTGGTGCAACCCCAACCAACAGCCCAACTGGTACACCAGGCTACTACCCAGTATTACTTGCTACAGCTTAATAACTGTACGGTATACAGAAAAGCACTCCCCGGAGTGCTTTTTTTATGGCCAATAATTTTCTGTGATGTGATAAATACAACAACATTGTAGGAGATTACAAGCATGACATTTCAAGTAAACGGTGGCATCATCAATGACCAAACATTGACTGGTGGCATGAGATTCTTTAAGATTACTGGACCTTTTGCATGGACCGTTTCAGATGGTTCTGTAAATTTACCAGTTTTAGTTCACGGCGGTCCTGGTATTGGAACAACCACATATTTTGTAGTTGGTGATAAGAGACCAGTTCCAAATAGTGCCGCAAATATTGTTCTAAAAGAAATTAGCAAGCAGGCCGATATTGTTCTAATTGGACTATTACCAGGCATTTACGCAACAACCGCAGAGTTGCATATCGGCGTATCAGCATCAGCATTTGGCTGGGGCTCTGATCTTCCAGCATATAGTGTTCCACCTGCTAATGCCAATGAACAGCAATTGCCAACAAGTCCTACCAATGCAGCATTAGAAATGCAGGCAGCAATTCAAGCATTACCTAATGCAACTGTTTATGTTTCGGTTGGTGCCCCAGATCCTACAGTACCTCCTGTAACAGCTACAGCAGCATTTGGTGCCTGTACAGTAGCCGAAGTTTCATTCTCGTTAGGCACTGCAACATATTACAATTTGGCATAATTTATATTATCTAAGGATAAGCGCCCTGTGGGCGCTTTTCTTTTGGCCTCGGTTAGCAGTTTATTGATAAATATATGAAATATTCAAGGAATATAAT